TACAGTATCTCCAATCTTACCTAGAATTGAATTAACAATACAAGGCAATGTATCCTGCAAAAATTTGATTGGGATTGCCATCGCTTGCTGTGCGGCAAGACCTGCTGCCCTAGCAATAGGATATGATCCTGTTGCTGCTAATACAAGACCAAATACTTTTTGATATAACATCTCAAGTCCCTTCTTCATCAACGGAATAGTCTGCTCAGCAAAGTCAGCGACCATACCATTAACAAAACCAGATGCTAAACCTTCTACTTGCTCCCTTCTAACCTTGATTTCCTGCTTGATCCAATCTTTTACAAATTCAGAACCTTCATCAAAGTCTGCTTTTATTCTTTTTACCGAATCACTAAATTGCTCAACAGCATTTTTTATATCTGTAAGTTGTTGACTTCCCTTAGCATCTTTAGGACTATCATTACCACCACAGGGGTTTGTAATTTTAATTCCATCGGCAGATGATATTACTGGACCATCAGTTTTAGTAGTATCTTTACTTTGTGGAGATAATTGCTCTTGAATATCTGATGATTCTGATTGTGTTCTCACCTTTGCAGAAGGTGGTTTCATTACCTCATTATATCCAGTGAAATTTCCAAAAGGAACAACTTCACCAGTTTTTACTGCATACTTAGAATTGCCCAAAGCACCCATAATTATAGGTTGCTGAGCATTGTCACCATCAAGGAAAAAACCTATTACAGTATCACCTTGATTATAATGAATAGTTTTGGACATACCACCAGAACCAGTTCCAGTTCCTGGAGGACGCATCACAATTGCCCATGGAAGATCTTCATCTTCAAGTTGATTAGTATATGGGTGATACCCCATAATACGTACTTTATATCTACATCCCCAACCATTAGCACCATCTTGACTTTCTATTGCAGAAAATGGTGCAATTTGTCCTAACCACCAGGTAAAACCATCCCTGCCTAAAAAATTAGTATTAAAAGAAAAGTCGTCCATTAGGTCTTAGGTATTCCGTGTGTGTCTCTGATTAACTTCATTGATGTAATAGATTGGTCTTTATTGAAATGATGACACAACTCTTTAATCATATATAGACCACTTAACTCAGGGTCATTTTCTTTGCTTTCAGATGATGTTTTAGGAAAATTACATTTAATAACATCACCAACTTCTAGATTTGTATTGCAGGGGACCTGAATATTCAAAGTCTGCATGAACAATAAGTTGTATCTCATGACTGACTGCCGCTGATTTTCAAAACCATTTGCATTTTTAGCAGGCAAATTTGAACCATTTTGTGGAACATAGGCATCTTTTTCTAGGGTTCCAACATCAGCAACCATTGAAAGTATTCTACTAGGCAAATTCGTAAGTTCTTCTGCTCCCAAAATTTTTGGAATTTCAAAATCCTCACCAAGTTTAACTCTAGGTTGTTTCTCTTGAATACTAAATTTACCTTGCTCTACACCAGAATAATTACCTGTTGAGGGATCAAACTCAGCAAAGAAAGAAGAGTACATTCCTCGTTTCAACTTTGAAATCAAATCGTGATTTAGAGTAATTGTATAAGTCAATATCATATCATCAGAATATTCAAGGGGAGTGTTTCCTACAGATTTAAAAGTATATTCAGACTTTGGAGAATTTTTACCTTCTTCTATCAAAGACGATATAGATTTGAATTTAAATCCCTTCTGTGTTTGATATAAAAAATATCCTGCTTCTTTATTACTATCAACTGCTTTTGATGCTAACCACACCAATATATTGAATGGTTTCTTCATATTACCTATAAAACCATATTGATTAGATGATTGATCAAAATCAACTAATTCTGCCGAAAGTTTATCTTTGACAATTTTGTTAACAGAATCTGCAATTGTAAGATCTCTTGGAAACCTTTCATGTACCCTTACAAATTCATTAGTAATAGATTCCCTAGATGTTAAATCAAGCGTGAGAACTTCTCTTTGACCTTCCTTCATTAAGGAGCTTATTTTAGAAACATAAAGGAAAGTAGTTCCACTGTTAAAATCTAGTGCAGGATTTTGGTCACTACCAGGTGGTTTCCCAAAAGGTTGAATTTTTATTCCTATCCTTTCACCACCTCTTAATGGAAGACCACTATACAGCGATTCCTTTTTACCATCCGGACTTTTATCTGATACGATAACGTTACCACCATCAATTACAGTAAGTTTTGCAGTTATTGTTGGAGAAAATAAATCTTCATAATAGTTAAAACTAATTACACCCAATCTGAGGTCTACTGTCTTCTCAGAGTTGAATGATGATTCAATTGTAAATACCTGATAATTTGCAGTATCTTGTGCTTTTCCCGACATTATCCTAATCTGTTAAGTTGTTGTAAATCAAAAAGTCTTGCTGCACTATTTACACTAGCAGTCTGAAAGGACATTGCGCTACCCGACATATCATTATTTTGTGGTGGTTCTGGTGGTGGATTATTATTACCACCATCAATAACAATAGTATTGGCTGCTATTTGTTTTGATAGTGGTTTAATCGTAGTAGTTTTCTTAGATTGTTCAGATTGTTTAGGAACATTTAATAAGTTAAGTATATTATCTAAAGGACTTGGATTTTCATTTGAATTGGTTTGTGAATTGGTCTGAAGATTTGGTATGTTAGTTTTTTTATTAGTAGAATTTGTTTTAGAATCCTTTTTACCAATTTTTAAATGTTTAACATATGGATTTGGATCAACGTCACTACCAGCAGCACCATCTTTTTTCCTAACTTCAAACTGCAAGTGAATTCCACTTCCCACTCCAGTGTTACCAATTTCACCAATTATTTGGCCATTATATTGTTCACCCTGTTTAACATTAACATTTGCCAAATGAGCAAACAAGAAATCTAAATTTCCGGAGTTGATTATAACTGTTTTTCCATATCCACTTAAATTACTTACAAGCGAGACCGTGCCTGTCAACTCAAACGCAACATGGAACCCCTTTTGTCCTGAAGTTCCAATATCAATTCCTGCATGATGTCTTCCATGGTATTCTGAAAATCCATAATTAGTGGTTCTACCAACAGGACCATCACCACTTCCAATTGACATTAGATTTTGTAATGGAATAATATTGGTTAATTGCCCACTTATTGGTTGTTGTTGAGTGGTGGTCTGTTGTTGGGTGGTGGTCTGTTGTTGATTCTGCTTTTTTTTCAATTCTGCTTGTAGTTGAGCATTTTCTTCGGGATCTTCTCTGAATGTTGAAAGTTGCTGTCCCTCTTGTTGCTGTTGCTGCTCTTGTTGTTGATTTTCAGAACCAGGCAACTGGAAACTTGAAATATCAAATCCCATTTTTTTGAGCATAGTTTGAGTATCTTGAGTCAGCATCAAAAATCCTTTATCAAGCGACGTTCTCATCCTTTTAAGAGATTCATTCATTTTACCCATTGTTATATCTAAGGATTTTTTCATATTCACAAAATCAAAATTTGATATACTGGTAAGCACTTCACCAATACCAGTTCCAAAAGATGTGAACAATGAGATGGTTCCACTTATAAAATTGTCAAGAATACTTTTATACTTTTGAAGTCTTTTACTTAATTCATTGGCAGACTTAATAATTCTAGGGAGATTGACAATTGCCCAACCAATTAAAATGTTTCCAAGGAAGTCCATGATTCTACCAAAGAAACCTTTAGTACTCTTCATGACACCTGCCATTGTACCTCTTCTAGAAATTCCCCGTGAAGTTGATGCCTCTATAAGATCCTCCCTCTCTCTTCTTCTAACAGATTCTCTTCTCATTTGGAAGAACTTAGCACTGTCAGCAATACCTCTCTTTTTTTGAATATTACTTTCTCTAAGAGATTTTGAGATACTTTCAGCAGATTTTCTAGTGCCAAGAACCGTATCTTGAAGTCTTCTCAATGACTTCTGTATTCCAGTTAAATTTCTAGCAGAATTATTAGCAAATGACATTAGATACCCATACCTCCAATGTTATATTGAATAAGAGAATGTAGCATATAAGGATTATTCATGTTGCCACTAGCAACATTAATTAAAGTATTTGCAGTACCAGATCCACCAGAAGTCGGAACTTCAGTGACTCCTCCACCATTATTAGGTCCTTTAATTATAACTGTGTTTGCTTTTTCTTGATCTACTTTTAAATCAGTCTCACTCTTCGTAAATCTTTCAAATAATGCTCTAGCACCATCCCCAAGGTCCGGAATACCAAGATCATTTAAATTTTGATTTAGACCAGGTATACTCATACCAGATCTTGAATACATATCACCAAAAAATGAACTGCCAAACATGGCACCAGCAATTCTAGCACCTGGAATTGGTACGGGCATCATCAATCCTGCACCTAAAGAACCACCCAAACCAGAAACCAAACTTTGGTCAAAGTTTTGTCCCAACAATGCATTTAAGATTGCAATATTTCTTGTGCCTCTAGCAAGATTACCAAAAGTTCCTCTTAATCCTCCACCACCAGATTTAGATGTAGGTCCACCTGTAGGACCACCTTTAGAACCACCTGTAGAAGTTTCGGGTGGTTGTTTTGGTGGTGATGCTGGAACTGGTGGCACATTTTTAATTCTCTGCGCTAAACTAGCTAATGCTCCAGCAGCGAGTGAGAAAACAAGATTGATTGGTCTTAGCAATAAATTTCTAAAAGCAAAGGCACCCAATCTTGTGGTGAGTCCAGTTAACGTTCTGAGTGCTAATACAAATCCACCATTTAATCCAAGGAATATTGCACCGGCAATTGCCAAGTCCGTTTTTATCTTATTGAATAGATTACCAAGACTTAACTTACCTTCAGATGATAAATCACTGATAACTCTCAGAATACGATTGCCCAGAGTTCCAAGTAATAATACCTGAAAAAATCTACCCAGATTGAACAAAGATTTCTGAGCGGCACCACCAACTTTCTGCAGTGGTTTAGCGAGAGCAGATTGTATTTTTTTCTCCAGTAATCCTTCCTTTCCTTCTCTTAACCTCTGTTCCGCTAATATTCTTTGTTGCTTATTTTCTTCTACTTGCTTTACTTGTTCAAGCGCACTTGATTGTTGAATTTGGGTTGATATCGCTCTGAGAGAATTGCTTACAACAGCAATTTGATTCGTGACTCCAGTAAGACTATTATTTACACTTTGTATCGCTAATTGATTTCGTCTTAACGCTAAAGCAGTCTGAGGGTCAGGTCCTGGTGCCTGTTGTGCTGGACGCCCCAATATAGCGTTAGCAGGAATTACATTCCTTCTAACTTGCATTCCCAGTATTGGCGACGATAACTCAGCCATTTAATCCAGATTGTTGTGCTTTGAGATTTTCTTCTTCAATATATTGTGTTAAGAATGTGAGATAGACTTCTCTCTCCCACGGTATCATGTTTTCAATCTCTGTTAATGAGTATTTATGATGCTGAATCAGGGCAAAATTTGTTTTAAAGTATGACTCAAGGTCTTCATGAGCCATACTCACGCGAAAAAAGCGTTTAGTCCCTCCAAAAGAACTTCATTATCAACACCAGTATTTGGATTTTTAATATTGACTATATGTGATAACTTAGGCATCGTTTCAAAGAACTTTTCAATCTCTTTGAATTGCTTAGAACTTAACTGCTCAAGAAACTCACCCATTTCTTTTTTAGTGCAGTCAGATGCAGACCAGGACTCTTCATCATTAAAGACCTGCTCAACACACGAAGCAATTAAATCAAAAGTTCCTTCAACAGTGATTTCCTCCCCACTAAAATTACTCTTAACAAACTCACCCATAGAAGGATACTTCATTCTAAGAGTTAGATCATCATCAAGGACAATATTTTTCTTATGTTCTTTATGCGTATGAACTTTAATGTCATCAAGAGAAATGACGGTTGGGACTTGAGTCTCACCATCATCAGGACAAGTCACAAGAACTTCAACATCTTCTCCAACCGACTTACCTCTGATATTGAGGAAGACATATTCAATATCAAAGGTCGCAAAATCATCAACCTTTACACCACGAGTGATGATGCAGTTTTTGATGACATCTTTTACTGCCGTGGCAATTTGAGTTTCATCCTCACTTTCCATGGCAACAATAAGAACCTTCTCTTCACGAACTAGGAAGGGTCTATACTTAATTTTCTTTCCAGACGAAGGCAATACCAACTCATATGTTGGAGTAGAAATCTTTGGTAAAGGCATGATATGTTATTCAGTATTTTTATTTATTAGGCATTCAGGAAAATAGTTCCATCTAAAGTTGTTTGCGTTCCTTTGAGAATCTTAGATGCCTCAGAACCAGTGCCAGACCCAATTAAAGGTTCATTTGGTTTTCCACCTGTATCTCTGTTAAGAGCTGCCTCAAATTCTGCTTGAGTTGCATTTTGAGGAACAAGTTCTGGAAGTCTATTACCAGATCTACCCCTCGCTACAGAGAAACTATCATATTTACCCATGAGATACCTATCAAAACTAAATGTTGCAGTTGCTCTCAAAACTTGAGACTGTTCATACTTAACTGGAGTTGAAGTAAGATCAAGAGGAAACAACCCAACAAATTTATATTCTAACTCTTCATTGTAGTCTCTGTCAAATTTAATAATTTTTGTTTCATCACACTTATAAGTATCAGGATACTCCATTCTAAAATAATAATCTTTATTAGATTGACGATTATCCCTTGATGTTGCTCCGTTAGCAATGAACTCCATCCAGTGTTCAAGAAACTTCAAAGTCTTATACTTATTATCTACATAGAATTCAAGTTGAATCTGGGTGAATAATCTTGTATGTGCCATCTTTTCAGAAACACCCACATGATTACCAACTATATCTGCTGTGGCAAGTCTACTCCCAGGAAGAAGCGCACCACTACAGAGTAATCCTGAAGTCTCTGTAATAAATCTACTATCAAGACCCCTCACTCTGAGATGCTGTCTCAACATAAGAGGTAAACCAGCAAAGAATACCTGATAGTGAGAAGTCTGTGCGAGATTGGTGAAGGTTGGTTTAAAGTCTGATATTCTGCGAGGTCTTACCACTCTAAATACCTAATATGATTCTGTTATTATTATTTAGATGGCATATAAGGGCAAATATTCACCGTCGTATCCTAGAAAGTATAAGGGAGACCCTACAAACATAGTGTATCGTTCCTTATGGGAACGCAAGTTTATGGTCTACTGTGATTTGAATGAGAATATCCTTGAGTGGGGTAGTGAAGAAATAGTCATGCCTTACAGATCACCTGTTGATGGCAGAGTGCATCGTTACTTCCCAGACTTTTACATCAAAGTAAAAGAATCTACGGGTAGAATCAAGAAGATGATTATTGAAATCAAACCCAAGAGACAATGCTCCCCACCATCAAAACCTAAGAAGCAAACAAAAGGGTATCTTCGTGAGGCATATGAATATGCCAAGAATCAAGCAAAGTGGGAAGCAGCATCAGAGTGGTGCAAAGATAGAGGATATATCTTTCAGGTCTTCACTGAAAAGGAACTGGGTATTAAGTAATGGCAAGGAACATCAAATCTGGTGGACGACTTGGTAAAAAGTATTTCTATGTCTATGAGACTGGTGAAGTAACTTCCAGTAATGATCCAGATATTGAAGTAGGTTCTAATGTTTATGATGATGGTATCAGAAAGGACATCCGTGAAGAAGAAGATAGACCGACAGATACTGATGAAAATGTTAACAGGATTCGTGGAGTTGTTGACAGTTTAGGTAGAAGAAATAGAAGAATGCATCCTACTGATATAATGCAGGCACTTATCATGGCATTAGAACCTACTGAAGGTGTGCCTCAACCTGATAAATACTACACATACATATATAACGCAAAGACTCCTGGTATTCGTTATGATCAGCATCCATTGGTGCTTATATCCAGTGTAGGAACTGAAGGGTTCACCGCTTTTAGTTTGCACTGGAGGATGATGAGAAAATACACTTATCCAGAAATTGCGAG